CCGTGGCCGTCTCGAAGAAGTTCGGGTGGGTCGTGATGTGCTCAGAGGTCAGGCCTTGCGAGCCGGTAATCTGCGGATCGGTCGAGGCGCCGTAGCCAGGGTTGATGCCCACATAGTCCACCGAGTAGGTAGCGATGCCAAGGTTTTCGAAAGATACTGAATACTTGTGAGCCTTGCAGTATGAGTAGGCCCCCTGCGGGCAGGCCGACCCACGGTTAATCGTGCCACCGATGGACGCCGTGATTGCGGCCTTGAAGACGATGGTGCCCGTGGCGAGTCCGTAGCCATCCTCTTGGAACTTTGCCCCAGGCTGTTGGAGTACGGTTGTTAGGTTATTACCAGTATCGACGCGTGCCATAAATTATTTGGATTGGGTGCCTTTGGTGAAGTCGCCTTGACCGGCGGGAGTGCTGCCGGAGATTTTCTGGAGCTCGGCGAGTTGCGCCAAAGCGATTTCGTTCTGCTGGGCCATGGCCTCTAGCACCGGGTTAGGTCCTACGCCGATGACGTTGCTGAAGCCTTCGGGGCCTTTGAAGGGGGCAGATTGTCCTGGCAAAGGGTTTTCTCGACGCTGAGACATCAGCGCAGTTTGAACAAACATCTGAGCCTCTTGGCTTTTAGATAACATCCCAGCCGCGCTCTCGTCTGATCCTGTTAATTTTTGAAGACCTTTAAGCCAAGAAGGTAATTGTTCTTGAGCCTTGCCGCCTTGCTTAGTGTACAAATAAGCTCGACCAATTGGGTCATTTAAAAGGAAGTCTTTTGTAATCTCTTCACGCGACATGGCGGCCTGTTCCTTGTTCTCTTTATCTTTCTTTTCGTTATCACGCTTCCTTGCGTAGTAACGGTCCTCGGCAGACATCAGCTCGTTGGTTCCGTCAATGGCTGCCTGATTGGCCTCTTCACGCTTCTTTGCATTGTCCGCAATCATCTTGCCGATTATAGAGATGGCAGCGGTCAGCAGCGCCATAGGCCCGAGGAAGGAAAGGAAGATGTCCTTGAATGACGTGCTAAACTTCTTGCCAATGTCCTCGACCTGTTTGCCGAAACCAGTCGTGGCCTGCTTGGCCTTGTCCATCGCCTGCGGGACGTCGGAGGTCGTCTTGATGTTGACTGTCAGGTCTTGGGCCATGTCAGGGGGTGCTTTCCTTTGCAGGATTGGAAGCAGCCGCCGCGGCGTCCTTGGCTTCCTCATCGGCCATGAAGGCTTCCTCCTCGGGCGACATGATCGAGACGTCGGCACCCTTACGGATAGCCAGGGCGGAGTTGAGCCAGATGGCCTGACACTCCGGCATCTCCCACGCCCGCTGTTCGGGGATGCCTGACGCGATCAGGTTGGCCACGATGGACAGCGGCCAAGGCACGCCCTTGTCGCCGCCCCCGGACTTGGTCTTGGTCTGCTCCCAGAACTTGGGCCAGTCGGCGACTAGGATGTAGCCGGCGAAGGCTTCCAGCAGGCGCTCAAACTTGGCGGGGTTACGCTGAAGGTTTAGGATCCGCAGCTTGTCACGCCAGCCGATGTCGCCCAGCTGCTCTTCGGCGCATACTTGGCAGGCAAAGATAAGGTCGGCAGGGGTAATGCCGCGGGAGCTAGTAACCAAGGGCGAGTCGAAGGCCATCAGCCGCACGCGATACTTGAGGCACCAGGGGTAAAGAGTTCGACCCAGAATCCTGAAAGGAGCCGGGTCGACGTAGGCGTTGAGGAAGCGGCGGTCCACTATCCTCTAGACTGCCCCCTTTTCGGGGGTGTCAATTAAAGCGTGATACCTTCGTAATCGATGGCCGTGATGCTGACCGAGGTGAAGCCCTTGTTAGAGCCCTTATCGTCAATCTTGGTAATCACGCCGGAGAAGGAAACCGAAGCAGAGCCAGCCGGATAGGCGGAGGCGGTGTTGGCCGTGAAAGCGAGGGTGGCGCCGAGAACCGGCATTGTCGAGGTCTTAGCAATGCCTTCGACCGTGATCTCACTTTTGCGGTCGTCCATGCGGTGGGTCTTGGTGATGCCCGTCTCGTCGACCACCGTGGCGTCCGCGTTGAAGGAGGACGAGAGGCTGTAGGACTGCACAAAGAGGTTCGTGACAGTGCCCGCAATTCCGTAGATGCAGGTCGTTCCGGTGGAGATGGCGGCCATTTGTAATTGCAGGCTTTGGAATTGGCTTAGGCAGGCAGGACCACCAGCACGTCAAACGAGAAGGAAGTCGCCCAGGAGCGCTCGTCGATGCCCTCGTCTTCGGACTGCATGGTGACGTCGTAACAGGCCGCGTCGGTCGAGGTCACGAAGGCCGCCTTGATGCTGGTCAGGTCGCGCATATTGCCGGACAGGGCGGCGCAGCGGGCGCGGTGATCGGCGAGGGTCGTGTCGTCGGCGTTCGAGAAGAGGGTGATGCGGACCGAGCAGCTGAAGTTGCCTTCGCCCTCGGGGAGGTCGGCAGGGCTCCGGGCGGACTCGCAAAGGACCACGGCCTTGGGCAGGGTCTGGGTCGCGGCGCTGTCCCCGGTCAGGAAGGTGACGGTGGTCAGCCCGGTCTGGGTGGATAGGTAGGTGGCGAGGGTAGACTCGCAGATGTGCCTAATGCTCTTCGTGCCCATTGTATCTTTGCCCGCTTTGGTAGGGAAAGGGGCTTGACGAGGTAGTGGGCTAGGCTTTTGCTTCAGGAGTTCCGCCGATGCTCTGCCAACAGGACCCAGTGCTTGCCGCCTTCTTCGCCATCTTCGAGGATGCGGTACCGCGTCAGCCCAAGCGCCGTTCGCCCAAGGTTCGCCGTGGGCCTATGCTGGCCCGCCTGTATGCTGGTGAGACGCCTGCGTCCTATGTCTGCGAGCCCAAGGTCGACGGCCTCCGCGTCCTGATCACTGCGGACCTATCCCGCCGCGTCGTGCGCTTCGAGACGCGCAACGGAAACCCGATGCCCTCCCTCGACCATCTGGCCGACGAGGTCCTCGACCTCCTGGCTGGCAAGGACGGCGTCTGGCTGCTCGACGGCGAGGCCGTGTCCGGCAAGTCCTTCTTCACCTCGGTCGGTGCCCTGCGCTCGGAACAGTCCGCCGACGATGCCCGCGTCTGGCTGTTCGACCTTCCCTCCGTGGAGGGCGATTACAGCACCCGCCGTGCCTCGCTGGAGGCTTTGTTCGCTCAGTCCTACCCTACGTCCCTCCTGCTCATCCCTAGCGTCTCCTGCACCCCAGAGGAAGCCTTTGTCCGCTTTACCTCCGAGGGCTTTGAAGGTGCCATGGTCAAGGACACCACCGCCCCCTACTCCCACGGCCTCCGCTCCAGGGCTTGGCTCAAGGTCAAGGACGCCGACACCACTGACGCGGAGATCGTGGACGTGGTCGAAGGCACGGGCAAGTGCTCCGGGATGGCTGGCCATATCGTCGTGCGCTGCGGACGCCGCCTGGTCAATGTCGGCACCGGCATGGATAACGCCACCCGGACCGCCCTGCTCGCCGACCGCTCTCAGCTCATCGGCCAGACCGCCGAGGTAGATTTTCAGATGAAGACCCCGAACGGTTCCCTCCGCCACCCGGTGTTCGTCCGGGTCCGCGGGGACAAGTAATCACATCCCGTTCTTCTTGGCGGTTCGGGCGATGAACTTTTCAAGGTCCTTCTGCATCATCTTATCCCGATTGCCTAGCGCAAGGGTCAGCGTGTCCGCCGCGTCGGCGATGTAGTTGACGTTGCCGAGGAGGTTCTTGATCTGGATGAAGACCTCCTTGACGGTATAAGTCTGCGTGGCCGAGCCTAGGCCGCCGTGACGGGCCACCCACATCGTGTCCCGCAGCTTGGCGCCGAAGCGTCCGCTTGCGACGTTGGACTGCATAGGCGGCTTGAGCATCGTCAAAGCCCGAAGCCATCCGGCCTTGGTCTTGCCTACGGCCATCTGGCGTTCCCTGATATACTCATCGAGTTCTTGCTTCGACTCAACTAGGAGCCGAGGGACGCCGATCTTCTGGCCTCGCTTGATGCGTCCACCAAACTTGGCCTTAACGCGGTTGTGATGACCACGCAGGTCTCGGGCGTAGTCCTGCGTTCCGTAATCGCTTACGGCAACCGGCACGCGGTTAAGGTAGTTCTTCGCCTTCAGGAACGCCCGGTCATAGTTCTGGTCGTTCAGGATTTTTGTCATGATCGGCGAGATGCGTAAGGTCT